ATTGCAGCTCGTGCAGTTTCCGTTTTGCTCGTTGCAGGAATATGACCGTATTGCCGACCTGAGCCGGGACATGATCGGCTGCGCCGTAATTAGTTTGCTGCTTGATCTGCACCGATTTGGGCGTGATAGGTTCATCGTTGCCGCTGGCACGAACGACGAATTCGCCGCCAGATGTCCCAACAATCAGAGATCTGGTTGACGCCAGAAAACGGATGACTGCGACCTCCGTGCTGCCGATGGTGTAGACCATGCCATCATCATCTTCGGTGCCGGACTCAAAGTTCTCAAAATCGCCGGATTGTGAAAAGAACAACGTCTGCGGCTGGCTGGACGTTCCCGCCATAACCAGGCGCTGCTCATAAAACGCAACGGCGCGCGGAAATCCGGTCGTCGTAGAAAATGCTCCGAGCTGCCAGTTTTCGTCGGCCTCAAGCTTGCCCTGGATTGTAAAACCCGACCCTGCTGCCTCCGCCGCCAAATCGCTGCCCGGCGTTAACAGAATGGTGGAATCTGACACATCAACAATTTTAACGCCCGCCGTCGTGTTGTTGCTGCTGGTCCCAGAAATAATGATCGTTTGTCCGCTTTTGAAACCCTCATCGATAAAATTGAAAGCGGTGTCTTGAATTCTGTCGTTGTGTTCGAGCCCCGTTGAATCGGGATCGCCTTCGTGAAAACTGATTGTTCCGGCGACGTATGACGGAAGCAGCTCGACCCGGCCGTCCTCCAGCTCCTGCACAGCGCCAACGGCAGTCGTCGCGTTCGTAACCGACGCTATTTTAACAAACCCCTCGTTGAGCTTGATCAACCGGCCAACGTCAGTGCTGACAAAGGTGTCCGCGCTGGCTGTAATCGTCGCATCGCCCGTTCTGGCCGATGATGTCATTGTTGTCGCGGTTGAATTGACGGATAGCATTGGCCCGCGCGCAAGCACAACATCGGCAATCGTCCAGGCTGTGTGACTGGTCCGTGTAATCTTGCGCGGGATGTGCTCCGGGCTGACGACATACATCACATCAGCGGACTGGGCGAACTTCAGCCCGGCAATCTGCGCGGTGGTGTAGGTCGTCGTTATTTCTACGACACTGCCGCTGCTTGTTACCGCACCGCCGTCACGGAATATCCTGAAATAATTGTTTCCAAATTCCAGAACGTAAGTCTGCTCGACGTTAAATTCAAACGGGATCAAACGGGTTTGCGCGGCGCTGGATTTTACTTCTGCGATAAAACGCGTGCCAGGTCGCCGCGATACGCCGCCATGCGTCTGAACCAGAAAATTCTCAATCGTCGCAGCGCCGTTTTCATACTTGTCGATATCGGTGCGGCCGAATAATTTTGGCGAAATCTCTCCACTTGTCCAATTTGTGAAGGCTTTGGTGATCTTCATCTAAAGCCTCGACGAGATCAGGAGGTTGCTTTCGGAATAACTGGCACGATCTACGTTCACTACGTTGTCGGGTGTGCCTTCAGTCGCGTCTACAAAACGGGCCTCGGACAATTTTGTTTCATACGATGCCTGCATATCGCGCGCCAACGATGCGGAATTCACCAGCGCATAGGCGATATCAGCAGCCAGGCGGGCAGCGATTGTTTCAATCATCAGCAAATCGTATTCGTTCGGATCTGTAACGCGCGCAATATAGAGAAATTTGAACGGCGTTAGATCCGATAGTATTTTGCGCCCCTCAACTTTGAATACTGTGTCGGGATCTTGCGGCCGCAGCACGCGCAGACAATACGGGTCAGCAGGCAAGCTGTGTTGATAGGCGAATTCGAATGCTGGCGTGTCGGTATCCGCCGCGACTTCTGCGCGTCTGACCAACGGGTTCCACGGGTGAGCACGAAAAACGGCATCGCGGACGAACTCATATCTCTGATTACATACGCGGCCAGCCTTGCTGTCTTCGGTGAGCGAAATAATGTTCGACGCCCCGATCATGTTGAGCGCGCTGTTACAGATATCGACTTGTGATGTCATTTTTTGTCCTTAAAAAGAGAGGGGGGCCACCGGCCCCCCAATCCAATCAGTCAATCACGTAGGTGATGGCCCATGACAGGTCACCTGCGGTCGTACCCGCTGCCGGGAAAGTTACCGAGAGATAGTAATATCCCCCCGGATCGACAGATGCACCGGCATCTTCCCAAACTTTCTGGCCCATGACGTTGACATTTCGGGCCTCAAAAGCAAGTTCAGTTCCGGCAGTTACTACCCCGCGCAGGTCGGTGACCGCTGACGCATATGCGTCAATATCAACGACTGCGGCGGCAGTGGTGTACAAGCCTACGCTTGCCGTGTTGTCCGTTCCGCTGTCGAAATCGTCATTAAACAGCTTGATGCTGATAATAGACGCATTCGTTGGAATCGGCGTTAGATGCACGATGTCATTCGCGCCGACATCACCAGTAGCCAGGGCAACAGAGCCACAAGCCACTCGCATAATGCCGCCGAGATTGGCGATATCGTTCATCAGTGCAGGAGTGGCTTCAAAGTTCGAAACCTGAGTTGATTTAGCGGTGGTCATTTTTTAGCCCTCCTATTCGTTGCACGCTATTTCAACAACGGAAGTCTCCTGCATTCGGGTTGCCCCGAAAGTGGCGCAGTAGAACACCTGTGTTGAATAGCTTTTGTCGGAACGCTCATCGATCCGAGCCATGACATCTTTGCCGATCGCCATTTTCATGCCGTCCTGCGCAAATGCGTAGCAAAGTCGAGACGTTCCATCGTCGAGAAGCCTGTTGGAAGTGATAAATTTAAATCCAACAAACGTATCAATTTCGCCCTGAACTACATTGTTTTCAATCAGGCTCGTTAGTTCCTGACCCGTCCGAAGACTGCTGCATATCGCTATGCAGATAAGACCATATCTCCATCTCATTGAGATGCTCTGCGCTTCCAGCCACTTGGCTGTACTTCCGTTAGGAATGGTCGTTGAACCTTCCTCTTTCGAGGCTTGGCTGCTGATTATCTCAGAGAGACTTCCCAGCAGTTCACAGAGAGTTTACCCGCGTGTCACCACGCAGGGGCGCTAGTGTGTTAACGCTTTGACGGTATTGAAATCTGCGCTTGTGACAGAGGTCGTATTGAGCAAATCTTCGATCTGCTCAGGCGAAACAACGATATAACGCGGGATCGACGGGTCCGTATCCGCCTGATCCAGCAGTTTTTTCGCACTGACAAGCTTGGCCTGCGTAAGCCCAGCCGAACCGTGGCCGATCTGTTGACCAGATGCGAAAGCGGTGCTTGTCGCGCCTTCTTTGCCGGTTTTAGCCGTGCCACCCAGAGCGGCGATAATTACATCGTCCTGGGAACGGCCCATTGCCGCAGCAGCCGCGCGGGCATAACTGGACGTTGGGTCAGCCAAAAGCCGGACTTTATCAGCGTCGTCGATAAGGTCAGCCCATTCATAGGTCGTCAGAGAAACCTGCCGCCTCGAATGGGGGGTTTCGACCATTGGCGTTGACTGGTGGCGACTCGTTCTGGCGACTGCCGAACTTGTCCCAATCTGGTCAAAAAACGCTTTTTCGCCAGTGACGCTTTCAACGTCAACGGCTCCTCGCAGCAAACTTCCCATTTGCTGCGAGAGTAGAGAGACGTTTGCTGAAAACTGGTTCACAAACGCCGTGGTGATCTGTGTGCTCATCGCACAATCTCCTCACAGGTTAAGTTTAGGTCGTGTGCGTGGGTTGTCGGGTTTCCCCGGCCTACTGTCGGTTAGGCCGACTGGTCCGCCTTACTCTTAGGCTTGCGCCGAGGGGCCGCTTCGGGCTTATCCTCGGATTTTTGTACCCACGCCATATAGCTTTCAGCCAACGCGATGGGATCTTTTATGTTGGCGGCTGAGCCGTGCGAAACGGCCAGCTTCAACATTTCAAGTCGTAATTCCTGCTCAAGCATTTGAACTGCCTTCAACTACCTGCTCCCTCAACGAGAGCACCTCATCAACTGTGCGCTGATGGTCCGGGTGATGACGTTCCCAGTAGGGCGATCCGGCTTTGGATAGTTCCGAAATCTTATTCTGTAGCTCCGTTGCCGTTACGCCTGGCCGTGAGCTGCGACCTGCAAACGTGTCCTCGCCCGTCGCCTCGGTGACGTATTCGGCGACGTTTACGAAAAACTTGATCATCTCCGGGTTGTCGCCCAGCTTTGTGCCGTCGTTAAGCGTGATTTCAGATAAACTCGGCGCATCAAGCTCGGACATCAGATCGTTTGCAAGGCCAAGCCGGTCCTCCCAATCGTTGCCGAGCTCCTCACGCAGCGTGCTTTTTACCTGCA